CGAAGCCAAGCTGGCTGCGGAACCGCCGGTCAAACGATCAACTTCAGCGCCGACGCCTATTTCACCTGTAACCGCCCGAACCTCTGGTTCGCCAGCCATCGATACTACGGACCCACGGTCTATCAAGACCATGACGGCCTCGCAGTGGATTGAAGCTGACAGGGCGCGGCAGATGAAGAAGCTAGAAGCACAACGCTTCCGTTAATTTACAACTCTGAAGTCGGGAAAGTTCTCAGAAAGACATCTTTTTCTAACCGTAAATCTATGAATACCAGTAGCCAAAGCCGCTTCCGCAAAGGAGCGGTATTCAACACCAAAAACGCAGCACCTAGTGTTGCGCGGGTGTTCAAGGCTGCGCGTTTGTTTAGACTCGTCGCTATGTGGCGCTCGTTCAAAGTACGGTCGCTTGCGGCCCAAAAGAGCGGCGCTTTGTTTGGCTTTTGTCTCCTCCGAGGTGACGGAACCAAGCCTAGCTTGGCGGATTTTTTCACACGTTTCTGGTGTGCGAATGTAGTGCCCATGAAGATCAGCATGGCGGTCGCCATGATGTTCTTTGGCGGTAAGACACTCAAGGTTTTCCGCTCTGTTATCCGATTTGTTCCCATTTACATGGTGGATTTGTTTGTTTGCATCAAACGACTCCAACCAACAAGCGGCAACAATTCGGTGCATCAGATTGTTACCTCTACCAAGCGTAAGGTAGCCGTCTTTGCGGATAGTTGGTGTGTACGGTTGGAACTTTCTGAGAACTTTTCCGCAGCTAGAAACTGCAAAAAGGTGGTTAAAGAATCTGTAATGGATTCCGTCTACTTCAATGCTAATCATGCTGTACCCCTTGGTGGCTAAGGAATCTTCATTCTAACACATTTTATCCAAAGGAAATAACGTGTCCAATTCGATCCTTACAATTGATATGATAACGCGTAAAGCGTTGGAAATCCTTGAAAACAACCTGGTTCTTACCCGAAACGTGAACCGTCAGTACGACGACAGCTTTGCTGTTGAAGGCGCCAAGATTGGTTCGACCCTGCGTATTCGTCTGCCTGACCGCGCTCTGGTGACGGACGGTGCCGCCCTGCAAGTGCAGGACGACAACGAGCAGTTCACCACGCTGTCGGTTGCCAACCAAAAGCACATCGGCGTGAACTTCACGTCCGCTGAGCTGACGATGCAGTTGGACGACTTTGCAGAACGTGTGCTTAAGCCACGTATCAGCCAGCTGGCCTCCAGCATTGATGCTGACGTTGCCAATGCGTACAAGTACATCGGCAACAGCGTCGGCACCCCAGGCACCGTTCCTTCGACCTCGTTGGTGCTGTTGCAAGCCCAACAAAAGCTGAACGAAAACGCTGCCGTGATGTCGCCACGTTACGCTACCGTCAACCCTGCCGCTAACGCTGGTCTGGTTGAAGGCATGAAGGGTCTGTTCAATCCTACGGACACCATCAGCAAGCAGTTCCGCAACGGCATGATGGGCACGGGCGTGTTGGGTTTTGACGAGATCAATATGTCTCAGTCGATTAAACAGCACACCACCGGCTCGCGTGACGCTTCGGCTGCCACGACCGTGAAGACTACCATTACGTCGGAAGGTGCTTCTAGCATCGTGCTGACGCAGGGTTCGGTTGTAACCACGATCAAGGCTGGCGACGTGTTCACGGTGGCTGATTGCTATGCAGTCAACCCGCAGACCCGTGAGTCCACCGGTTCGCTGTACCAGTTCGTTGCCTTGGCTGACGCTACGGCAGTGGCTGGCGACTGGACTGTGACCGTGTACCCGATCTACTCGGCCAACCACGCTCTGGCTACCGTTAACGCGCTGCCAGTGTCGGGCAAGACCGTTACGTTCCTCGGCGCTGCTTCGAGCCAGTTCGCTCAGAACTTGGTCTATCACAAGGACGCCATCACGTTCGCCACTGCTGACTTGTTGCTGCCGCAAGGTGTTGACATGGCTGCCCGTGCCGTTCACAACGGTATCAGCCTGCGCGTTGTTCGTCAGTACGACATCAACAACGACCGTATGCCTTGCCGTATTGACGTTTTGTACGGCTACAGCGCGATTCGTCCGCAAATGGCTGCTCGTATCTGGGGCTAAATTTAACGCCCCTTCGGGGGCGTTTTCTAAATCTTTTTAAGGAAAAATATCATGGCAATCCCTAATGGCGGTGGCGGTTATCAACTTGGTGATGGCAACCTCAACGAAATCACGCTGGGCTACGCTCCAGCACCTTCAGCCTACACAGCCGACGCAGACGTTGTTCTGACCGTTGCTGAACTCGAAGGCGGGCTGATTCTTTACACGCAAACCGGCACCAGCAACTTCCAGCTTCCGCTGGTCGCTGGCGTGGGCGGCGTGGATGCTGAAATCAGCAGCGCCAAGGTCGGCAGCACGTTTGACTTTTTCTTCATCTCCACCAGCACTGGTGTGGGCACGATTACTGTCAACACGGGCTGGACGTTGGTCGGTTCCGGTGCAACTCCTGCATCCGGTATCGGCGCTCACTTCCGCGCTCGCAAGACTGGTGACGGCACCTACACCTGCTACCGCGTAGCGTAAAACAAACGGGGGCTTCGGCCCCCGCCTTTTGGAATTAACAAAGGAATATCATGGCTAATACCAAAGCAATCGGCGTAGCATTTGCCGATCCTGAGTTTGAATCAGTGCAAGTGGGCACCGCTGGTGCTCCTATCGCGCTTACGTCTTCTGGCGTTCTGAATGGCTCCTACGCCACGACCAGCGCCGCTTCTGGCGACACCCGCCTGTCGTACCAGAAACTGACGTTCACCGGCGCTGGTGCTGGTGAAACCTCGCGTTCGTTTTCTATTGTGACCGGCGCACAAGGCGCAGGCCAGACCACGAACGGCTCGCACATCTCGTGCGACATCAACACCGGCGGCTCTATCTCCGGCGCAGCTAACGCCCTTCGCGCAACCCTTGGCGGCACGTCCACCAACCCAGGCGGCACGTTGGCAGCCATTCAAGCTGACTCCAATTTCGCTACCGGCGGAACTTGGACGAACGCTTCGTTTCTGAGGTTTACCAACTCGGGAACTGGCCTGATTAGCTATCTGGCAAACGTCCCAACTACCGGCAGCGGCTTGCTGATGGCACCCCACACTACCCAGGTAATGACGGACTCCATTCGCATCGTCATGGCAGATGGCAGCGTTCGCTACATCATGTGTACGACCAGCAGCGCAAACCGCACTGGCGGCGCGTAACATGGTCATAACCAAGGAATTCTTGGTTAGCGAGATCGAAAGTCTTGAGCATGAAGCAGAAAAGGCTCGTACTTTTCTGATTCAAGCTCAAGCTACGATAGCGGCCTATCAGATGCTGATTCGCAAGCTGGATGACGACCAACCAAATCAAGGTGCATAGTGGCTGTTATTTACCTCCAACACCCCCAGTACGGCGCCAAGGTCGCCATTTCGGATTCTGAAGCAGATTACGATGAGCGCAACGGTTGGGCGCGGTACAATCCCGACGAACTTGAAGTAGCCGTCGTCAACGAGCTAGAAGTCAAGCGTAAGTACACACGTAGGGCTGTAGCCGAAGGAGTCTGACATGGCAGTTTACAGCGCGGGGGATCAGATCAATCGGGCACTTCGTTTGCTCGGCGTATTGGCCGAAGGCGAAACCTCATCGGCGTCTGTCATGCAAGACAGCCTGATGGCGCTTCAACAGATGGTGGATTCGTGGAACACGGAGCGGCTGTCTGTCTTTTGCACTCAGGATCAAGTCTTTACTTGGCCTGCTGGCGAGTACATCCGCACACTCGGCCCAACAGGTAACTTTATCGGCCTGCGCCCAGTGCTGTTGGACGAGGCCACGTACTTCCGTGACCCCGGCACCAACGTGTCGTTCGGCATCAAGTTCATCAATCAGCAGCAGTACAACGGCATTGCGGTCAAGACCGTAACGTCTACGTACCCGCAGGTCTGCTTTGTGAACATGGGGTTTCCCGACATCACAATGTCGATCTACCCGCGCCCCACGCGGGATTTGGAGTGGCACTTTGTGTCGGTGCAAGAGCTGTCAAACCCAGCGACGCTGGCAACGGACTTGTTCTTCCCGCCAGGATACTTGCGGGCGTTCACGTACAACTTGGCTATGGAGATTGCACCGGAGTTCGGCGTCGAGCCTAGCCCGCAGGTGCAGCGCATCGCCATGACGTCTAAGCGCAACTTGAAGCGCATCAACAACCCTGATGATGTGATGTCGATGCCTTACGCTATCGTGGCAACGCGGCAGCGATTTAACATTTACGCGGGAAATTACTAACATGACTACCATTGCTATCACGGCGTTGCCAGCAGCCACTTTTGCGGCTACGACTGACGTTTTGCCGATTGTCCAATCGGGCACCACTAAACAACTGACCAACGCATTGTTGTTTACCAACGCGACGCTGGTTGCGCCCGTGTTGGGCACTGTTGCAAGCGGCAACATTAGTGCGTGTACCAGTACCAACATGGTGCTGGTTACGCCTGCGCTTGGGACGCCTACGGCGCTTGTCGGGACAAATATCACCGGCACGGCGGCTGGACTTACGGCTGGCAGGGTCACCACAAACGCCAACTTGACCGGCGCTGTAACTTCGGTGGGCAACGCTGCGTCATTGGGGTCATTTACTTCCGCCCAGCTATTGGCAGCACTGACCGATGAAACCGGTACGGGGTCTGCGGTTTTTGCCACCACCCCGACGCTGGTGACGCCGGTTCTTGGGGCCGCTACGGGCACAAGTATTTCGTTGAGCGGTTTTAGTGCTGTAAGCGCCGCCGCGCCAACGATTGCCAGCGCGGCAACCATTGCGCCGACTACGCCGATTGTGTTTATCTCGGGAACGGCGGCTGTTGTCACCATCACGGCAGCAGCACCAATTTCTACCGGCGGCGGCACGATCACGTTGATCCCAACCGGCGCGTTTACTTGGACAGCCGCAGGCAACATCGCTGTGCTGGGCACGGCTGTTGTTAGCCGTGCGCTCACGATGACCTACGACGTTACGACAACCAAATGGTATCCAAGCTACGTCTGACATGAAAACACCGATTCTTGGGTCAGCCTATGTTGCCCGCAGCATCAACGCTGCGGACGCACGCATGGTCAATTTGTTCCCAGAAATTGTGCCAGAGGCGGGCAAAGAACCCGGGTTTCTAAACAGAACGCCAGGGCTAGAGTTCCTACAAACAGTTGGCACAGGCCCGATTCGGGCGCTGTGGGCGCACCAGACCAATGGCAGCGACTTCTATGTTGTGTCGGGCCAGCAGGTATTCAAACTGACCGGTCTTACCGCCACACCACAATTTCTTGGGAATGTGTCAGGCACGGGGCCGGTGTCAATTGCGGACAACGGCACGCAACTCTTTTTTGCGTGCAACCCAGAAGGCTTTATTTACAACGAAGTCACCAACGTATTCGCCCAGATTACCGATTCTGATTTTGCTGGGGCAGTGACGGTAGCGTACATTGATGGGTACTTTGTGTTTAACCAACCCAACAGTCAATTCCTCTGGGTGACTCAGTTGCTGGACGGCACTTCTGTTGACCCGTTGGACTTCGCGTCTGCTGAAGGATCGCCAGACGGCGTGGTTGGCATTATTGCTGACCACCGTGAGCTATGGGTGTTCGGTACGGACTCGGTTGAGGTCTGGTACGACGCTGGCTTGGCGAACTTTCCGTTGCAACGCATCCAAGGCGCGTTTAATGAGATCGGGTGCGTCTCAGCGTACTCTATTGCCAAGCTGGACAACGGTCTGTTCTGGCTAGGCACCGACGCTCGTGGGCAAGGCATTGTCTATCGCGCCAACGGTTACACCGGGCAGCGCGTTTCCACACACGCCGTTGAGTACGCCATCGCCCAATACGGGAACATCTTTGACGCCATTGCCTATACTTATCAGCAAGAAGGTCATGCGTTTTATGTGTTGATTTTTCCCAGCGCCAACGCCACTTGGGTCTATGACGTATCCACTCAAGCATGGCACGAGCGCGCTGGATTTACCAACGGTGAGTTCACGCGCCATCGCAGCAACTGTCAGTGCAATTTTCAAGGCACTACGGTGGTTGGCGATTATGAGACCGGCAACATCTATTCGCTTAATCTGGACACCTACTCCGACAACGGCGAGATTCAGAAATGGCTACGGTCATGGCGGGCGTTGCCTACCGGCACAAACAACCTCAAGCGCACGGCGCAGCACAGCTTGCAGCTGGACTGCGAGTCCGGCGTCGGGTTGAACTTGTATCCTGCATACGAAGGCGGCGAAAACATTGACACTGAGGCAGGGCTTGATCTTGTCGCCGAGTACAACCAAGTGTATTTGGCTGCCCAATCAGGCGACATATTGACCACTGAAGCCAACAGCGGTTTTCAGCCTTTGGTGCAATACGACTTGCCAGACGT